AATGACAACTTTTGGGGCTTCCTTGCCATTGTAGTCAGAGGCCATGCGAAAAGCCTCGTTAAGGGCATTCTCAAGCTCTTGCGCCGTTACCGCAAGTACGCAGTTGGCCTGCTGTTGATCGATACGCTTGGCGTCAGCAGACTCAGCGACAAACTTTTGCCCAAGTAGCTTCGTGACGCCAAGGTGCGAGATTTCGTTTTCGATGCGATCAAGCATTTCCGCTTGCGCAGCAAACGAACCCGCATCACAGGCTACCCAGTACGCTTTTGTGCCCGGATTCATTCTGATACCATAGTTCACGCCAGTACCGGCTTCCACGCCATCGTAGTCTTCAAGCACAAGCAATCCAATCGCCGCGATATGCAGCGAGTGCAGCATGTCAGCGAGCCGGCGGTAGTGAGCGATGTTCAGGTGTGCGACATCAGCAAGCGGCGGAGTTGCACACCTGAACCCTTCGCGTTGCGCGTAAATGTCAACCACGGGAATGTAGTCAAGATCGAACAGGCCAGTGTCAACAGCGAGCTTCTTATCTCCCTCGAATAGCTCGTAAGCGCCAGGGATGATAACACGAGCGGCAGGAGTGTACTCCTCGCCGTATTCGCCGTCAGCAACTCTTCGCTCCTCTTCGTAGCGCAGCATCGTCAACTTGGCGCCAGGGTTGTCATCCTCGCGTCGATGCCCGAGGTACTGCCAGGGATCGACAGGCACGAAGTAAGGTTTCAGTGGTGACAGCTCATCAGCACCGCTAGTCGCTTGACGCCTTTCCGCGTCAACGATAAGAGTTGACATGCCATAAGCAAGCGCAGCCTCAAGCCTGCCAAGTGCAAACTGATCGAGCGAAGTACCGTCGCCGTCCACATCTTTCCTGAACTCCTCCTCCCACCACGGATCACCACCTTCGAGCTTGATTCTGCGCCGCAGCACCATGCCTGCAGCGTTATGGATCAAGCGCTTTACGAATGGGGCAAGAACGCTTAGGTTGACGCGCTTTTGCCAGGGATCGTATTCTTTGCCGTCGGCGGTTTGTGTTTTCGCCTCTCGCGGCTCTCTCGGCAGGTACACTTCCGCGTTGTTATGCAGATACTCCGTACCACTCGTGACAGCACGAATAATCTCCCATTTTTGGCGCATCCGAATAACAGTCGTATCCATGAAGAATGGAGACGCCTTATCATTGTAGTTTCGAGGCGTTAGCCTTACTCGGATGCTGCTCATTGGCGTGCCGCGTTTGCCGGCAGCTTAGCTCATCCGAGGCACCAGGTAAACGCTACAGTCAGCTCACCGCCTACCCCTTATGCCGGTCCAGACTGAATTGCGCCGGAGCGGCGACATTGTTGCCGGCAGGAATCAGCTATCGCTGAGGCCGGCCCAGGGCATGATCTTCAACGATCGCAGGCGCTTTCGCGTGGTCCTGGCGGGCCGGCGTGGCGGAAAGACGGTGCTCGGGGGCGTCGAGCTGCTGCGAGGAGCCGCTGAAGCGCCTGGGGTCTATTACTACGTCGCCCCTACCTATCGCATGGCGAAAGACATCGCCTGGGATACATACAAGAAAATCATCCCCGAGCGCTGGATTCGGAAGAAAAACGAGTCGAACCTGAGAATTGACCTAATCAACGGCAGCAGCATATACCTCAAGGGGTCGGAAGACCCCGACGCACTACGCGGCCCCGCGTTAAACGGAGTCGTGCTCGATGAGTGCGCCTTCCAGGAAGAGTACACCTGGCGTTCTGTTATCCGGCCAGCGTTGTCGGACAGGGGTGGCTGGGCGCTATTTACTACCACTCCATCGCCAGAGGGTACTGCGGGATGGTTTTATGAAATGATCTTACTGCTCAAGAATGCTGACCTCGCCGACCCAGGCCTTGAGCGCCTTGATCCGCAGCAATGGACGCTGTACGAGTACACGTCATTGCAAGGCGGCAACATCCCATTGCACGAAATCGAAGAAGCTCGCAAAACACTCGCCAAGGACGTGTTCGAGCGCGAGTACGAAGCTAAGATTTTGTCGAATACAGGACTTGTTGTCTCCTGTTTTTCAATGCTCAACGTTGATTCGACTGTCGAAGACGATCCCGAGCTACCGCTTTACGTCGGAATCGACTTCAACAACGACCCGCTGACCGCAATTTGCGCAAACATCGTCAGGGAAAGGGGAAAACCCAAAGAATTGCGCGTTTTCGCGGAAATGAACCTCAAAGGAGCGACGACATGGGATCTTGCTGAGCAACTTATCGACGTTTATGGCCTGAAGCGGCGTATCATCGCCTGCCCTGACCCCACGGGTAAGCGCAAGCAGACATCCGGCGTCGGGGTGAGTGACTTACAGATCCTGCGCAAGGCTGGAATCGAGGTTTACGCCCCCGAGTCACCCTATACCACTGCCGACAAGATTCGCACCGTAAACGCAGCACTGCGCACAGCCGACGGGGAAGTACATACGAAGATTCACTCAAGCTGCCGAGAGCTTATTAAGTCATTCAGAACGCTTGGATACGCCGAGGGTACGCGGATGCCAAACAAGAAACTGGGCGTCGATCATGCCTTCGACGCCTTCGGGTATCTCGTGCTTGGTAAGTTCAACCTGACAAAGGGCCTGAACGGCTCTCGAACCGAGCACATTATCTACTAATTAACTATATTTTCCAATTTTTCGGTGTTTTCGCGTGGGTCGCGCAGCCCAGTGACCTTGCCGCCGGGTGCGCTGCACGATTCTCTCGTGGCCCACATGATCCGCCAGCTTTCAACCGGAGATTCCGGTGGTTGACTGGTGTAGATCGCCTTGCCGCAGCCTCGCAGCGCCGCCTGCGCACCCATGTCCCGTCTTCGAGGCGGGAGGTTTGCACCACGCGAGAATCAGCAGTGCCGCAGCGCGGGCACGTTACAGCGGCTGTGGAGGTCTTCTTCATCGTGCTGTCTTGCCAATGTCCAGGCGATCGGCGACGAGCTTGGCATAGCCGGCGATGTCGAGCCAGCTATCGGAGTAGTGCGGGTCTCCGGCGCCAATGCGGCCGAGTTTATGGCAGATCATGTCAATAGCTTCACTGGTGACATGCTGTCAAAAATCAGCTTTTTCAGCTCTTGCGTCAAGCGAGCGTGTTCCATGAAGCTGCCATAACGACTCCCCCTCTCCTCAAGCGTTTTGTCAAGATCCATGACTTGTCTCGAAAGTTGCACCCCAGCTTACCACGGCCGGCGGGGGATGGGGTACAATATAGGACATGACAGAACACCTCACTACTGCCTGGCTTGATGGGGCCAGGGAGATTTTGGCAGCTCAAGAAAAAGAGCCGCCATCGCCACTGGCTGGCATGAGTGCTATTGAAGTTTTTGAGCTTTTTAATGGGAGTTGCGCTTTTGCTCAAAAGCCGACTCTTTCTTTCGCGGACCTTGCTTTTGTTGAGTCATGCGAGAAGCGTCTTCGTGTACGCCTGTCGCAAGCGGTCGAGCATTGCCGGCGGGAGCAGTGCTATGATTAATCCATGGAACGCCCCCTGTCCTACACGCCGGTCAAGTGCGACGGCAAGTCTGGGTGGAAGCTGCCGTACCCTTACGGCGTGCTCCCGTCGAGTGGTAGTGTGGTTGCCATTGATCCGGCAGGGGTGACGCGCCTTGTCTCACGCAAGCTCATTACTAAACACTGACATGAAAACCTGGTTTTTGCTGTTTGACGAATCAGGCAAGTATGCTGGGCGCACTACTGACAAAAAGTGGCGCACAAGCATTACGAAGCCGAGAAAAGGGATCCCTATTCCAGGGGAGGGGTTGGCATTGTGACTGACAAGCACCAGCGGCTAGCTTGCTGGGACACGGATTGGGATTTTCTCTGATGGATTTTTTTGACGCACTTACCTATCTCGCTGGCTTCCCGCGCCCTAGAATGAGTCCGCCCTTGCCCGACCGCTCTTGCCATTTACCCCCCACTTCTTCGGCGCTAAAAATGTGGAAAACTGAGGTTGATGATCGTGAAATCTTTTTTCCGAATCGGTCCGGCGGGATCGGGGAGGACTGGGCAAGGCAGGTTGTGATAAAGGACATTGTAGAGCGATTGGAGGCTGAAGGTATTAACGTCATCAGGAGAAAAGGGGTGATAATCGCTTTGTTCGATGAAAATTAGTAAAATCTCACGCAAGCTCATCACTAAATACTGACATGATTTTTACTATCTCTGGCATTGGCGGGCAGATTGGGCCGCTTGTTTGGTTAAATGGCTGCGACCGCACTTGGGGGGCGGTATGGTTTTTTGGTAGAAAAAGTAGGTACTTAGTTGGGTTTTACAGAAACGTACCACTGCCCCCCTGGATCTTATGGAGAGTTACAGAGTGAGGTGCGGGTGTGGGGTAGATGGTAAGCGGGGTGGTGGCGTGAGGTGGATGGTAGGCTGAGATATGGGGTGTGAGGTGGGGGAGGTATGGGCACCCGCCCCTGCGCACACGAAACTGCAACCCTACCCCGGCTCCTATGAGGAATCGAAGCAGGATTGCAGCGGTGAGAATATCAGCAAGACTCGACTAATTCTTTGTCATTCAATACGTCAATGTAGGCAAATGGGTAGCGGTTGCAAGATGAATTGCAGAAATAATCAGCCTCTCCTTCATCGTCAAAGCTCTTGAGGATTGTAAGGGTTTCGCCTTCATTGTCAAATCTCACGACATGGAAGGGGGCAAGGGGGAGGCGGAGGTTAAAGACTTGTGCCACGGGAGGAGGAGGGGTGTGTTTGTCTTCCTAATTCTAGGCTCCCATGGCACGCTTGCCAGTGGGAGCTTAACAGTTTGCAAGGTGGCTCAAGAACCGATAAGCCTTGCCTCGCCTGACGGCAGCATTTTATAGTGTGTTCTCTTGTGCCCTAGTTTTTCCTCTAGGGCATTGTAGATACGGCAAGCGTTCTCGGATGATGGGCCACACCGGCAAATGCCAGGCCTAAAGTATCGCCCTATCCTGCAAAGACGAGAATAGAGTTCTGAGAATTGTCCGCCGTGATAGTCTGAGGCAAACCAATAGTGAGCTTCTACAATGTCCCAGCGGTCAAAATACATAACGAGAAAAGCGAGAGGGATAAATAGTGTGATTTAATCTTCCGGCCATTCAAAGCCGGGAGGAATAAGCCACACGTCGCCATCTTGATGTAGGGTTTCCCCGGTGGCCGTTGCATAGTTATTTAGCACGTTCTCCCACGCTTCGTAGTATGTCTCGCTGTCTATGTTTCCCAATGCTGCAGCGTAGCCTAGGGGAATATTGCAGCGCAAACAATCCGCAGCGGTAAGGTAGCGCACAGCAAATATCTGCGGAATGTATATTCCGTGGTGGCCGTCAATCAAGAGGGCAGGCTCAGTGTTTGCCATGATGAGAAAAGCGAGGGGAATGTTTGTTTAAACGTAGCAAGAATGCCGCTCAATAATATCGCCGTAGCACGCTACGCGATACCGGCCGTCGGCGAAACGTACGATAGTGGGTACGTACGTTTCGCCGACATTTAAGCAGTCTAGAACGTACATCATGCGTTTCGGGAGAGTGGTAGCATTCTGCGATTCTGGCCGCGCCGGCCGGATGTTGCGCAAGCTGGGACCTTTTCATCTCCAGAGCTTTGCGTAGCTCTTTTCCGTGGCCAGGAAAAGCAGTTTCCAGAGCTTTAATGGATGGAAGCATGGCGAGAAAATCGCACCACGGATAAGGAGGTTTCGGCGGAAGCATGATCAGGTTCGAACGGAGGAAAGGTCACCATCAAGGACGACTAAAAACTTGTGATCCTTTGTATCGATGTAGGCGGTCCCAGCATTAGAAAAGCAGCAGACATAGACTCTATGCCAGCGCGAACCTAATCGGATCGCATAATCGGTAGGGATGCGGCGGCCATAGCCTGACGCGCAGCGGCCAGAGCTGGGATGCCCCGCGAAAGGACGTAGCTCTGGCACAAAATCGGGGAAGACTTCAGCAAGGTACTCAGCAGCCATCGAGAAACCTCTTTTGTGGT